ATACGTGTCTTTGCTCACCCCCACAATACCGGCCACCCCATACAGGTCACTGCTGTCCACCACCAATATGGCGTCATCGGTTCGGTTAGGTGTAACCACCGTGATAAAAGTATTTTTACTGGCGCGCAAACGCCCACCGGCGGCGTTTAACGAGCCCGTAAAAGACCCACTGTTAATCAACACATTGCCCAGGGCGTCTACCGTGAACTGGTCGTTTAAATTAATGGAGCTTTTAATTAACACGTCCACCATTTGCACGGTGTTGCCAACTACATCAAATGGGGTTTTGGTGCCACTGTCGGTTTTAATCTTTAAATTTTCTGACTTTAAAATTAGGCTGCTACTGGTGGCACTGGCGCCAATAAATACACCTGCAAGCGTGCCATCAACATCCACAAACAAGCTGGCATTGGCGTTTAACGCCCCGTTATTAGACAGGGTTTCAAATATGCTGCCCGCCGTTACCACACTGCCACCCAGGTTAATGGCGGCGTTTAAAAAGGATAATGCCAAGGGTTCGTTTTTCCATGTGCCCCCGGCGGTTTCACATGTGCCCTGAGTGGTGTAGTCGGCAAGGGTGCAATAACCGGTTTGGGCATTTAGTGCGCTGGTGGCGCTGGCTTTATTGTCGGCCACCTCGGTGTTTACCTGGTCCAGGCTAGTGGCTTGGGTTTGGGTCACCACATCCAAAGCCACAATGCTGTTTTTATTGGTATCGGTCTCTACTTCCAATGTCACCAGCTTAGTGGCCTGGGTATCGGTGAGCGCGGTTAAATCAATAACCTTGGTTCTTTCCTCTATGAGTTCTTTTTTGTCTTGTATGCCCGCTAATGTGTTGGCGGTATTTTTTAACAAGGCCATCTCAGTTAGTACATTGCCTCGGGCAACTGAATTGCTAACTTCAAGAAAGGCATCTGGGGCGGTGTAGATTTCCAGCTCGCCAGATAACACGCCCGCATCAGAATCAGCATGGTAATCATCTAACACGCTGTAACGTAAATAATATGGTGTGTTGGCGGTAAGACCATCAAACTCAATTTGATTGCCCTGGGTGGTGAAAGCCTGCTGGCCATCGATGGCGGCAAAGCCAGTGCTTTCACTTAGCCACACTTTTACCGCCTTAAAATCGGTATCGGTTATGGGGTTAAATTTTAATGTGATGGTGCCTTGGGTGCTGTTATAGGCCACTCCACCTAGCAGGCTAGGTAATGGGTTGCTGACGGTTAATTCTGCCGCACCAGTGTTTACGTTGTCCTGGCCATACTTACCCCGGGCATAAACCCGAATCTTAAATGTGCGGTGTAGTCCCGCCAACTTGTTTTGTGCATGGGTGAATGTGTAATGGGTGTCCCTGGTAGTGTCACTGAAGTAGATCGCGCCTGTGCTGGGGTGCTGAATTTCCACCACATAATCATGCACAATTATTTCAGCATCATTGGGGGCGCTCCATGAAAATTTACAGTCCTTGCCAAGAAACTCTGTGCCACCTTCCAGTAATCGGAAATTACCAATGCTGCTGATTGCCGGGTTGCTGATTTGCACGGTAATCGCTGTTGATGCGCCTTTGGAGAAGTCCACCACCGCATAGGCTGAAAATGTATAGTTACCAGAGGGCAGGCTTTGAATCTCCAGCGAAGTGCCGGGCAGCTTTGATGCCGCTATTGCTTGTCCGGTATCGGCGTTAGTGATGGTAACCACATACTCATGCAGGTAGGGGTTGTTTATATCATCCCAGGTCAATACGCCTGAGCTAAACTCATTGTAATTATCTGGGGTGAATACCAGGTTAGTAGGCGCAGCAATAAAGCCTGCTTCCGGAAGGTTGAGTAGTCGTGGCACTTGCACATTAATGGCGTCACCGTCATTCCACGAATAAATATCAGGCGAGTCCTCACGTAACATCAAGCCAATGCCCTTTAATACATTTGGGTCGCGCTCAACAATGCGAAAAACTTTATCTACCCAACCATAACGCGCATAACTAAAACTAATGCGTGTGCCCACAGGGTAAGGCCATAATTTAAGACGGAATATCGCAGAGAACGACACGCCAAAGCGACTTTTCTCTAACTGGATTTTTGATAGGCGCCGACACTGTGAAGCACTGCTCACCAACTGATAATCTATGGTGCGCTCTAGAACTTCTTTATCATTCGTAACATAACCGGCAGATTCCAAAACAGGGTATTCGATTTGCTCGTACTGATTATCAGCATCGATAAACGAACCCTTGATGGTGTTAACCTTGTCTTGTTTTCCTGCGCCAGTTGTTAGTTCAACATGTGATAATAGATCGTCTTCACTTAGGCTGATTACTGGAGCCGAATACTGCTGAATATCCGCTACCCAAATGCCATTTTCACGACGCGGAATAACACCGCCGTTCTGCACCATACGTGACAAACTTTCCAGATGCTTGCCGGATAATATAATGGTGCCGTTTAATTCAAAGCGAGGCTCTGTTATTTGATTGTTATCTTTATCTTTTCCGGGAACCATCGTTGCGCAGTCATTTGCGGCAGTATCCCATGAAATTTTTCTTATATTAGCTTCATCTATTCCCACATAGTTAAGCATCCAATCCAGCTCACACAGGGCAGCGTTGGCGGTATAGCCACGGGTATTGGTGCGCGTATCTAATATGTTATTTTTACCCTTGATCACCGCTGACACATTAGGGATGCCTTGGTAAGTATCTTTGGCAAACTCGAATTGGCAAAACAGGTAGCTAAGTCCCATGTATTTATGTCGAGTGCCATCAATGCCAGTGACGGCAAGAATCTCAGCAGGCACTACGCCCAAACCATCAATCGAACTTATGGTAGTGATCTTTCCTGTAAACTTTGCATCAGTGCTGAGCGTATCCCCGATATAGATTTCTTCTATGGATTCGCAAGGGTGTGACGCCAGGATATAAATAACATTTAAGGTTTCATTGGTTGAGCCACTGGTTTCCATAAAAGCGACCTGCCCACCCACGCGAGCCTCACCATAAATAACACGGCGCGGGGTGGTTGGACCGTTCGTCGAAAGCGTACGATTTGAGTAATCTGGATCGGGCGGGTTTAAAATATAAGCAAGAGGCCCAAGAAAAAACCCAGCCAGCCTGCCGATACCGCCAACTAGACCACCATCACCAAAGCCTCCTCCTAAAAAATCTTTACTGGTCGGATCAGCAAAACTAAAGTCTCCCATTAGCTATTATCCTCATACCACTTGGACAAGGGCCAGTCGAAATCCCTGCCTGATAACTGACTAACAAATTCCAGGCAAGAATCCCCTGGGTGAAGTCGCTGCTGTTCGGCATCCGTATAAAGTGATGACATGTCCCTATCCCAGTCCGCCAGCTCATCTTTCACTTTTATTTGTAATACTGGCGTTTCGCCACCCTCATTTACTGGCTGCATATTGCCGATAAAATAAATCCAAGGCTCACCAATTATGGATTGATCCGGATTGGTAATGGCTTGATAGCAAATACAAGGGCGGTTGAGTATTTCCTCGCCAAGGAATATATTTAAAATGGCACTGTCAGCAGCCCCTATGATCACTTCATAATCTGCAGGGTCTAACTGCTCGTTTTCACTACTGGTGCTCACTGAACCCAGAGCCCCCAAGTAAAGGTAACTATTGCTGTCATAGGTGGCACCGTTGGCAATAGTGGTGAAGCGCAAGGTGCCCGAGTCCAGCCCAAAATCAATCAAGTATACAAACTCACCAATATTCTCGGACTCAAAGGCTGCTATTACGTCAGGATGAAGCGCCATTAAAACGCCTCTATCATTGAAAAGCTGGCGTTATAAATAATAGGGCCAGATACCTGAAGGGCCGCCTGTTCATCGTCTTCCATGCGCATAATCACATAGGGGTTTTGATATTCTATAGTCGAGGCGTGGGCAGGGGATTTTCTAAGGTCCGGAGCAAACAGTACATTGGCCAAACCTGCGCCATCGGTAGAGCAATCGGCTAACGCGGTTTTAAGCTCCCCGTTTACCGTCAGGTAATCGCCTGCACCAAATAACAGTGTATTCAGATCGGTAGATTTTATATTGATAGAGCCACCCAACTGGCTATTACCGTTTACCGTAATAGGGGCTGCACCCTGCCCTTGCTGGTCAAGGTCAGGCGGAAAATAATTAAATAGGCTGGTGCGACCTTTCAGCCCCATGACAAACGCCTTTAATTTCCTGGCATCTGCACCTTGTTTGTTGGAATAAGTGGCCACCGCCTTCCATTTTGTACCGGGTAATGAGCTGGTTTGGGTGGCGCCAGTTAGCGGGCTCTCATAGCTATGTGTATTGTGTTGAAGAGTGAGGCTAAACTGACTGGCCGGAATGTCGGGAAAATCCATGGAGGGACACACTCAGCAAAATGGTATTTCGTGACCATATTTATTATTCTGCTGGCGCGTCAAGTGGATTTAGGTCAGATATACGGATATTCACAATACAGTTTGTCTGGCTTTAGCTATTCTTAAACTATAATCTGCATAATTCACTGAGCACATTTAATTGCAAGGAAGTAAAATGAAAAAAGTATTGTTCGCATTAGGTCTGATTGCCTCGGCTCATACGGGAGCTTTTGAGTATTTAAGCACCGAATTAGACGATAATAAGTTCTTGGTTTCATACCTCCATTCAAAAGATTCCATAGATACAAAGTTCACAAGCTCAGGTGGAACCACTGAGCAGGAATACTCAACCAGCGTTGACGGGGCTGGCTTGGCATTTCGTCAATCTGGCATGCAGTTGATAGCGGCCTTTTTTGATCGTTCATATGATGACGGGTCTGAGTCTGTTCAAGCATCTGTCATAGGTGGCGCTTACATTTTTAATATGGGCTCATCTGCACCTATTTCACTTGGTATTCGACGCAATATGTTTGCTGATGATAGTAATGAGGATTCCACATCCGTTAGCATCGCATTTGGTACGGCGCAGGTCGCCTCACCCAGTGAGCTTATTATCGATCTTAACTTTGAAGATGATGGCGGCAGAAGTTTCGAATTCGGAGCAGCTAAAAAATACCCGCTAATCAATCAATTGTTCTTGCTTTCTAGTGGCAGCCTTTCAACTAACTACGTACCTGATGCTAATAGCAATGGATATACGCTCGATGGCAATCTAGGTCTTGATGCTGAGGTGGGTTTAGGGTTTGACGCCACCAAGAATATCGAGGTGGCAGCCATGTTTGATTTATCGCTATTTGCAGCCAATTACTCAAATGGAAGTAGTACCATTACGCAAAACTCTAATTCAAAGGGAATTAGTGTGTCTCTGTCCGGCAAGTTTTAACTTTACCTCATCCCAACTGCGCGGGACATGCCGCCACCTTGCCTGGTGGCGCGCATAAAGCTATTAACCGACATTTGCGCCAGTGCAGGCGCTAGGCGCATAATCTCAGCCTCAATAGAGCCCTTAGTGCCCGCCCCAATCTGATAAACATTGGTAATCTGTATGGGTTGATCGCCGCCACCTAATTTGTAATTCGGAGTAATGTTCGCGTTACGGTTGCCCATGGTTATAAGTTCTGTTCCATGCTCGCCCACCAAAAATGAACCGCCCGCCTTCATCTGGCCACCGTTTGCTCTGGGCTGATATTGCTCTTTATTTATTGCAGCAACTTGTATGGCACCTAATAGCCCTGCAGATACAGATAGGCCAACCGCTACCGGATATGGCACACCTGGGGTTGCTAGAGCATTAGCAGAAGCTTGTGCTGTACTGATGACTGCCTGAGTTTGCGCTAGCTTCTTATAGCTATCAAATTGATTTTTTCCGCCCTTCTTAGCGATCGAGGCTAGCTGCCCTATCTGACCCGCCGCTATAGATACTGCCTGGTTACGACCCGCCGCTTGTAGTTTTTCACGCTGGTCTATTTCATTCTTTATTATAGCGGTCTTCTCGGCTTCGAAAACCGTTGTATTTAGCAGGTCTGCACTTCTTGCCGCCTCTGCGTTTGACGCCTCCAGGCTTCTGAATTCTTGTATGGCATCCCTGCGCAAGCTAAATTCTCGCTGCGCTGCTTCTAAGGGGGATTCGCCTTTCTGGGTTATAGTGGACTGCACTTGCTCAAATTTACGAACCACTCGCTTGTCGGCCACCTCCCTTTCTTTCTCTGCCTGCTTATCAAGTCCTGCGTTCACATCGCCTCTAAGCTTCACTTCTCGCTCAAGCTTGGCCAGTGCTATGTCACGCGCCGCTGATATTTTGGTTATTCCATCACGCGCTTCTTTTAGTTCTTCAGGTGATGCTACTACAACCCTTCGGCCCGCTGTTTTTCCAGACTCAAGCCGCCTTAGTCCACGCTCTGCGTCTTTAAGCTCTGCGTTAAGTGATTCTAAGGACTCGGTTATAGTTAGGCTTCTGGCTTGCGAGGATGACAGCAGGTAAGCTTTTTGTGCTGATGTTAAATCGTGGAACCCTTCCGTTAGCTCCTCAATATCATCGTCTAAAGTTTCCATCGCCTTAGATGCTTTCATTAATTCATTAAATAGGAATCCACCAGCAATAGAGCCAAGGGCAATGAATGCACCTATGATTGCGCCGCCTGGGCCAAACGCACCGGCCAACTGAGAGCCCTGCTGACCAAATGCCACAAACGCAGAGGTGCCGCCCTGAATCTGCACGGCCATATCCTGTATTTGGTAACCCGCTTGCTGGGCACGGCCACGCATGACAGACATTTTCTTGGCCGCGGTGCTGGCATTATTGCCAACGGCTTTCAGTTTGGGCGCTGCCCGCTGTGAAGAGTTGCCTACACCGGTAACGGATGTTTCCGCCTTTTTGCCGGACACAGCCAAAGCATCCAAAGCATCAGCGCCTTTTTCGGCTTGCTTGGAGTCCACTTCCAACTGTAATCGTGCAATGTCAGTCACTTATAACTCGCCTTATGTATGTCGCAAATTAAATCCACTTGCCCTGGGCTCAAATCGTACCCGGTTAAATCAAGGTAAGCCTTTAATTCTGCAATCGAGAACTCAGGGCTTAGCTTGCAATAAATCCCCCAGAGCAAGCCACCGGCCTGTGATAGCTCTTTGGGCTGCAAGGCAGTGAATGCCTGGGAGTTTTCGCCCCGCTGCTTCACTACCTCATTTAACGCAGCCCTGCGGCTTACTTTTGAGTCACCATCATGACCGCTCAGATAAAACTCATGCCCGGCAAAATCTAAAAGTTCTAGCTTTTGCCCTTCATAAAATTTACCCGGTTAAAGATGCCGGCTTCCACTTGGTTGGCGATCCACGGCCCATCGACATAAATCTTAATGGCATTTTTCTGCGAGTAGTTAAGCTTTTTGCCCTTGTATGAAATGTTTTTCCAGCCAGTGGTCATCATGGCCAGAATCTTCACGTTATTCAGAGCGGGGTCTTTTTCATCTTTAACCGCCGCCATGGCCTTGCGGTACTGCTTGGAATCCATGCTGTGAACTTCCACCTTAATATCGGTTTTCTTGCCCGTAATAGGGTGAAGAATATCCAGCTCGCAGGTATCACTCTGGGCGAATTCGGTAATATCCATTATGCAGAACTCCTCTCAAGTAATAGGTTGGTTTCGTCCGTGGTGTCATGGGTGGCCGTGAAATCAAACGTGGCCATTACACCGCCAGGGCCAGACACAGGCACATCGGCACTGGTGAACTTAATGCGAGGCAAGGTAGCCTTTAATTCATTGCCTGCCGCATCTGCTAAGGCCAACACGATGGCAAAATAAGCACCACTCTTAAATAAGTTGTACTCGGCCAGGGTTTCAAAGTGCAGGCTGGTCGAACCCGATACTTTGTGATGATTAACGTTCTGGCTTTTCGCTGTGTTCGAGCCAAGGCCAAACTGCGCTTCATTGCCACGATCCACCGCCAATGAAATGGAGGTAATCACTGCATTGGCGCCGCCATTAATTAAAATTGAGCCGTGAAACGAGTCCATGGGCTGAGTAGTGGCGGCATCGGTATAGGCTGCTCCGGTGATAATGGCGGTGGCCGGGTCTTGCGCTAGGCCCACCAGGTTAAAAGCGATAGTCGTTAATGCATTGGCAGTATGCTCGATGGTGAAGCCTGCCACCTCAACCCCTGTGCTGCGGAAATAGACACCAATATCAGTGTGAAAGCGCTCCACTGTCATAGTGCGGCGCGTGGTGCCCGCCTTTAATTTATCTAATGCCCAGGAGCCACCCATGGCCGCCTCAATCCACTCATCGAAAGCACCATGACGCAACACAGCAGGCACATCACCGGCCACCGACTGATTACCATTGATTACATCGACTAATTGGCCATCTTTACGAATAGTGGGGTCTTCCAGGGTATCGGTTGACGCCTTGATGCCCTCGGAGGTAATGGGCACCACCTGAAACGCTGGAGTGGCCGGAGTCACGCCTGGCGTAGATTCGAAAACATAGGACTCTTGAACATTTGAGCCGGTTGCAATGGTCATGCTTATACTCTCCCGATAAATGAATACCAGTAGATCAACAGATCAAACTGGTGCCAGCTGCCATCATTTCTAGCTGGTTGTTTTTGAATGGATTGAATGTTGACGGTTACGCCGTTATGGGTGAAGGCGGCACCGCTTTTAAACACTGCCGCTATTTCATCCGCTTTTTTTAGCCCGGGCAGGTCGCCTTTATTCTTGGGGTAAAACAGAGATATCTGAAAAATCCCGTCATGCTGGTCTTTGCCGTTTGCGCCCAGTACCACCTGATTACTATCACTTGGCATCACATAGGTGTTTGCATGCGGAATGCCTACCACGGGCTTGCTGCCAATGTTTTCATGGTTGAACTGAATGCCGAATTTACCGGCATCCTTAACGGCTTTAATTAATGCGGTTCTGATATCGACAAATGTGGTCATTTCCAACCCTCGCGCCTGGCAATGGTAGCGAGCTTCATCACATTGAGTGCCACCATACCTACCGGTGCCTGTGTCGAATGCCCGCGCTCAAGTGGGATTATGTACGGCAAGTTGTTTGTCATAATATCCAGGGTGAAATTTCCAGTAACGCCTTCCAATTCTCTTTGTGAATGCATACCCAGATTGCCCAGACGACTCTTGTCTGTTCGAGTATCCATCTCGGAGCTTGGTGTATTTTCGGTAATAAACCAGTTTGCTTTGGCTCGGCCTTCATCCACAGGCGTCGATTTAATCACCGCACTAAACAAGCTCATGACAACGGCCTGTTTGGCCTCACCCATGCTTGCCTTGGTTTTCTGTGCGTACTTCAAAAGATCGACGCTAAAACTCATGTTCTGCACTGCGCTTTGGTAATTAATCGAGTGCCGCCTGGGCTCAGTGGCCAGGCGTTAATAATCTCGAATGTCACACCCTCCATCACCGCCTTATCACCTGGCGTTAATTCCTGCTCACCATCGACCAGCAAAATAAAATCATTAACGAGAATTACCGTGCCGTCTATTTCCGCTGCCTTAAAGTTGAGCTTCACACCCTTGGCTTGGGTATCTGCGAAGGTATCGCCACCCTCGCCGGTTACCTCATCGATCACACCAGGCGTTCTGATTTTCAAGGTGACTGCTTGGCCAGCCTTATCGATCAACCTAGTGGCTGTCGCCGCCATACGTGAATAATCAATGCTCATCGGCGGGTTAATCTTGAGCCAGTTTTGGCCACTGCGAATAATAGTTTTAGATGAGCCATGATGGCCGGATATTCTGGATCGATGGATGCGCCACGCTCAAAATATTCGGTTTCAATGATATCTACTTTTTCTTTCTTGATGCCGGTTGGATTGGCGGAGGTGCCAAGCAGTGAAGTGGTGACAGATTCCAAAGCTGCCTGAAGCTGAGCCTTTTTAAGCTGAGCGGGAATGTCAGTTGATGTCACTGCATAACCATCGGCGGTGGCGCCAGTCCGTGGCCACTGCATGGCCTGGGTGCCGGTGTTCTTGGTACCAGAGAGGCGTGATCCAAATGACTCCACGTAATCGACGCCCTTAATGAGCAACACCTCTTGCTCTGGTGCTGTGTCGGGTATGGTCACACCACGCAAAGCCGCAAACGTCACCAGTTCGGCGGCGGTGACATAGCTGTTTGAATCTTCTTTACCTGTGCCATCTTCGATGATTAACATTTATTGGGAAACCTCGCTTTCAATTTTCCAGGCGGGATCATCTTTTAACGCGATCACCTCTTCCAAAGTTAGGCAAGTAACCTGGCTTTGATTGAAACCTGCCAGCAAATCATTCACCACGCTTTCACGGCGAATAATCCACCACGCCCCATCAAGCGATACGGGCGGGCGCTCATTCCCTGTTAGCTCAATTGAATCAGCAGGGATTTTGCAGTGGGTGTAATTGGGTAGCGCTTCTGGTTCGGTCATTGTGTGGCTACCTTGAGGGTTTCTTTAAGCGATACGCTGTTAAACACACACTGGTTCGCGTTCCTACTGAAAAGCTGCGCAATTGACGTCGTATCCACAGCAAATTCTATAATTATTTCAGCATCGCCCAAAACTCGGTTATCTGATGGTATATTGGTTCCCGCGCTACTCCCGATAAACCCAACATCATATAACCCTGCAAAATCACTAACTGATGTTGAAGCCCGATAAGTTTTACCGGCATCAACATCTGACACTGTGTATCTAGTGACAGATTCGCCACCCATATCAACTGTAACAAGTGGGTTTTCTCCGGTGTACAACTCCACTCCCAGCCAATCCAACCCTCTACCCGTTTCTGTGAATAATCCGTAGTCATCAGCAAGGCCGTTTATGATTTGGCCGTAGCCGTCAGCTTGGCGTATTGAGATGTTGGAATTTGGTGTTGAGGAGTGCTTGTAATAAATCCTTACGTTTGTGGCACCGGCGGGCACATCTATTAAGCTGACTTGGTCGCTGCTGTTAAAGTTAACCGAAGGTAACGCTGTAGAAAGATTATCCAGTGAGAATTGAACAATCTGCCTAATTGAGTCTGTGCGAGACACTAGAATCTGCCTAGTTCCTGCCTGTAGGGTAGCCCACTCGGTTGTCTCTGATCCTGGTGCGGTTTTATCTAAACCAAGTGTTGTGCTACCAAGGTTGATGAAGCCGGACCCACTGCCAGTTACCAATTGCGCCCCCAACACAGTCGCACCATTAGCCAATATATCGCTGTTATCGTCTATAGCGTATGAGCGTATTAGGGTTCCGTTGAAATAATATTTAACGGTGGCAATAATGCCCTGAAAATAATTTGAGCCATTGCGGTATAGCTCCGATATTGTGCCAGAGTACGTAAAATCTATTAATTGCAACTCATTGTTTGTTACTGCGGGCGCGCCGGTAGGAAGTCCAGAATTGCCAGCTATTGGGTAAACAAGCATGACAATGCGGTCAACGGTGGCCACAGGGTGAGTCGCATAATCAATGCCACCAGAGTTCCGGCGGAAATTACGAGACGATAAAACACCATTACCCTGACGAATTGCCTGGACGATGGGTGCTAGCATCGGCTTAAATAATGACACTAGCCAACCTCATCAATAAAATAAGTAGCGCCACCTGTGGGCGTAAAGCGAAACTTCATGTTCTGGGTATACAGTTCATCACAGGAATTTACTGCGATGGTATTGATTGGCACCCAGGCAACACTGTCATGAACTTCAATGGCCAGGCTACCGCCGTTGGCTTCCACGACCAGTGCGCGGGATTTTCTCAATGAGACAAACGAGATTTCTTTTTGAGCGGTGTAGCGAGACATTTTATTTCCTCAAAGCCGATAATTTTGAATCTTCAAAGGCTCGCTTTAGTCAGTCTTTGATTTGAGCTTTTCGCCCCGGGCCATCGCATTACATTCATGCAAGGAGGCTTGTGGCTTTTCCTTTTCGGACTTAAACGCAAGATTTAGCTTATCGATAGCCGCTTGATGTTCGGCAATCTCCGCTCTTACTTTTGTGTTGTGTTCGTCAATCGTTAATTCTTTCTTGGTCATGCTATGCAATCCCTAAAAATGCCCCTTGATGTTATCGCAGGGCGAAAATGGTTAACCGTTGGTTTGCAAGAACGCTAACGGGATGTTTTTACGCTCCCATACACGATTCCAGTTAGCCGCTGTAGCCAGCTCGGCCAAAGTGGCAGACTGACCGGAAACGCTGGCCGAGGTAAACGCAAAGCCAAGAGGGTGAATGATGTCAGCACGACGAGAGTGCAGAATGGTTTCACCGCCACCGTTACCGGCACCCGCATCACGATCCAATTCACTCGGCGTTTTAACGCTGCCCTCACCTGAAGTGAATACACCATTACCAAACAACACCGTGGTATAGGTGATGCGGTTAGAGCCAGCCACAGCCGGTAATGAATCATCCACGATCACACGCAAATCACCGTACATGGAAAACATGGTGTTGTTATCTGCATCACGTACGAATGTGATTAGCTGCTGCTTGCGCAAACGAGAGTACACGACCGAGTGCATGCCAATGGCAGAATAAGCGCCCTGGTGATCACCGGAAGTCTGCTGGGTATCAATAATCAGCTCAGAGCTAATCAACTCACCAGCCGCCGGAGCACCAGCCGCATCGGTTGAAACCTTAACCAGCATGTCACCAGAGTCATTGGCTACGTTATCCGCCAGCAAACCCATAGAGGATTGAATTACTCGGCGCTCGTTGGTGGTGGCCCAGAACTGACCTACGCGACCTGTGATAGCGGCAACGGGATCGGCCAAAGCCAAGTCCACCGCCAAATCGGTAGCTGCCCAGCTTTCGTTCTGGCTGCACAAGCGGTATTCCATTTTCCCGCCGCTAATTTTCTTAGGGGTCGATTTGTTACCACTCACGTCAGTGGAGTAGTTGGGCTCATTGGTGCCGAGCGCCTTATAAAAAGGTAACTCACCCTTATTACCGCCAACGCTCGCCATCTGAGTCAGGCGCGGGTCTGCAACCATAACGCCGGACGCTAAGAAAGCATTAAGCTCGATTTGAGATTCTTGGGCCGCCTGTGTAAATACAAGTGGGTTGTATACGTCTGCTATTTGAACTGTTGACATTTTAATTACGCCTTACTTAATTCTGCATATTTAAGCGGATCGTCATTGGCTAACTGAGTTTTTTCAGTCAGGTTCATGTCTTTAAATGACTTCTCACCATTTAAGTGCTCACCGCTACCATTTGAGCCTGTGCCGGAGTTGTCAGGGGCTAAACAATACGACTTACCCATGTCACTACCTGCCCATTCTTTTACGTGATCACTTAGTGATTTATCGCCAATAACAGCTTTGCTGTCTGCGATGGTTACCTGGCCTTTAAGCATTGCAATTGCCCCAGCCTTCAATGATGGGTTGATATTCACGCCGTCGAGCGAATCGCTCAGCCCATTATCAATTAATAATTTTTCCACTAGAGCAGTACTGGCCGCGCCCGTCTCCATTAGCTTTTTTAATTCTGCCTGGTGAGCCTCATCCTTTAAACGGCTGGCCTCCTCCCAGTTCTTGGCGTCTTCTGCAATTTTAATATCAGCATTGGTCTTAAATTGCTTTAAGGCTTCAAGCTCTGCGGCATTGCCATCTTGCGCCGATTTATGGCCGCTTAACTTAGCCAATAATTCGTCGTTTTTGTTTTTCATGCCAGCGCCAAGCGCGTTGAGACTCTTGATCTGCTCTTCGCTTAAACCTTCAATTCCTTCAAGACCGTTTAACATTCATTTACCCTTTGGGTGTTAGTGGTTATAAGCTTGGAAAGTAGATTTATTTCTGCTGGCGCGTCAAGGATGTTTAAATATTTATTCTATGAGGTCGAATGCGGTCTCAAGGGATTTCTTGTTTCTCAGTTCCTTGAGCGGTAGAGGCTGAAATAAATCATCCATGGTGAGCTGCTTAAACTTGGTAACGCTCAGGCCGCCATCCAGAAATAACCCCGCTCGCTGCTTGCCCAATACATCTTCCACAAACGCCCTACCCTTTGGACCTTGTGCACCCTGAGTCTTGAGAAAGTCATAATAGAGATTATCACCACTAATCTGCTTGCCCCCGTTGACGCCCTTGGATGCCCTGGTGGATACGCCGCCGAGAATGTCAAATTTCTTCTTGATGAGCGGCACAAACGTAGTGCGGCAATTTGGATGGAATGGCGGCTTAGGCTTGCGTGTGGTTTCTTCTTTGCGGCCATTGCCCCAGATGATCAGCCCCTTAAAATACACCTTACTGCCATCAGCACCCCGGCAAAAGTTGCTGGTGCGGCCATCCAGGGTAGAAACGATTTCATAGCCATCCAGGATGGTTTTGTTTTCGTTGAGTGTCCTGCCCCTGGCCACGTTGGCCACATGATTGGTAGAGGTGCGCACCATCGCCTTGATGGATTTACGGCTGGTCACATCGAGCATGCCATTGTGTCCGGCAATCTCTCTGACGATCTGCTGATTGGTCTTGCCGGTAATGTAACCGGTTCGAATGGTGTCACTGACTTTCTTGATCTGCCCGGCATGCCAATCTTTGATGAAGGGCTCAAGCATCTTAACGCCTGCCCCATCAGGAAACACCAAAGGCTGCGAAGTGACCCCCGCCCAAACCTGAGCAAGTGCCGGCGCCTTAATGGGTGTGCCCGGCTTAGTGACCTTCTTAAGCATGGCCGCCTCCCAATCGGCCTCATGCACCCCGAACTCTTCCAGTTCGCTCAACAGAACATCACTATAATATTCGCCATAGATGGCGCTGGATGCATTGCGGTATTCAGCTATAAGCCTGTTAATCACCCGCATGTTTTGCGACTTGTCCGGGCCACTCAGCAAAATCACAGTGATCTCTTTGCGAAGCTGCTCAAGATATGGGTCGAACAGGTTAGACAAGTGCCCGGCAAAGCGTTGTGTATAGACGCTGTGCCGGGTTACCCGCTCTAGGACATGAACATTCATTGCATGCCGGTCTCTGAGCTAGCGATGAGGGCCAGCTCTTCCTCTGCGCTACGGCCCTCGCTGGCAATCTCACCCTTCTGCAGGTTCTCGTAGAAAGTGTCATAACTAATTTGACCACTTTGCAGGGCGGCCACTAGCTGTGACATCATCTGCGGATCGATAGTGCCCGGGATGTAATCTGTATTCAGTTCAACTTTCACCTCATCCGGATTAGCATTAACCCATACCGCCGCCGCTCGTATGGCGCTCCGGTATGCCGTTGATACGGTGTTGGCAATATCCCCCGCCGTAGCGTTCTGCGCGATTTTATCGAGCCTCTTGGCCTCCCCTGATTCTGCTTGGCTAGTGCTGGGCTTGAGCATGTCAGCACCCAAGGCGGCCATCTCCGCTTTTCTATCTTCGAGGTAGCTGCGCATGGACCCGCCATCGCCAGAGGTTTCCAATATCCCGAAACTAGCCTGGTCGTTTTCACTGGTCCATTTGGCACCTACACCCACACTGACGTTTTTATCGTCATCGGCATCTGTTACGCCGGTCTCCCAGTAGATAGGAAAGCCGCACATATGCTCTTTGTTGGCGTAGGCTGAAAACATGTTGTAGTGGTTCAGGTTTACATCCACCAGGTCATCCACCGCCGAGCGATTGCCGCCCAATGGCTCCATGGTATAAAAGGGAATCTCGCGGGCGTACTGGCCGTTCATGCGAATAGGCTGGGCTTCTTCCTTGATGTTTTCATCTTCATTATAAAGTGAGGAATGATAAACCCCGTCGATCAACTCAAGAACACGATAATTTTTTACGGTTTCAGTCTCGAATTTATCAATGATTTTTACCGCGGCTTCCACCAGCACTAATAGCACTAATTGGCGTTTGCCATCGACCACGCCATAACGCCAATTAAGGATAGACTCATAAGGGAAAAACATGATCTTGGGGCGTATATTTAGGCGCTCTGTATCGGCCACAGATAAGCGCTCATTGCTCTGCGGGAAATCCACCAGCAGGCCACAACGGGGAGTAATGAAATTCTCCCGGGTCGAAGCTTGAATGTGACTGGCTAGGGTTTCAGTGGAGGAGTCGATACTATCGCGCAGATACTCAAGGGCTGCCGGCAGTTCAATGACCGGTTTCTTGCGATGGATCAAACCAGTGCTACCATCCACCGTGCGCCCTACTGCATTAAAATACAGAGCTAACGATAGATACTGCTCATACTCTTGTTTGCCGTCAGTAGTAAAACCTCCAGTGCCATTCAATTGGCTGGCCAGAGGCTTAAGATATACCGTGCTCTTGGCTTTAACCGCCCGCTGACCACTTGCGCAGTCTCGGTTCTTGGTTACGCCTGGTAGCTGCTGCTCATATTCTTTACGTGGTGTGGCTACGCCCATAATTATCTAACCCTTCCAGATTTGTTAATCATCGGCTTAACCAATGGATATTTTCTGTGAATAAAGTAGCCCGGTGCATCAGTCCAATCATCTATAGCTGGGTGAATACTGAATTTTTCCGGCTCTCCTTTGTTGTTATACCCATGGCTTTCCAATGCAAAAGCAAACTCTGGGCACTTCTTACAATTAACTTTTATCTCGCTTTTACTTAGCTTCTTGTTGAATGCATTTATCCTGTCTCGAACAAACGGATTCTTATTGGGTGCGTTAACGGAAAAGCCGCCCTGCCTGATAATATCAAGATCGGTTGCCGCGGCATTTGTGGAATTATTACCCCCTGAACTATCGGGATACACCACTATCTTATGCCCCTTGTACCCAGCCAGATTATTTACAAAGTCCTGCGTGTCATGACTGACAAACTCATCAACCGCTATGGGGTCCACGCCGTCGATAACAAACACAACGGCGCAACAACCCCCAATATTAAAATCTAATCCTATGTGCAGCCGCTCTCCGGGCTGCATCTCTCTGTCTGTGTTATGCGTTTCACGATTGAAGAAATGATAAATCTTTGAGTCCGATAAACTGACGAACTCGCCCTCAATATAAAGATCAGCAAGCTTTGGGTCATAGTTTGCGCGTATCTGGTCAATGTAATCATCGGGCAAATAAGGATTAGACCAAGTAGGCGCCTTAATTAGTTTATATCCAGGCTGAGCCTGCTTAACCCATCTGTCATAGACAAACCCATGTATACCCTGATCCGGCGTTGTCACTACACCAATGGTATTTAATCGCCCCACCTGTTGCCGGTTACGCTCGTTTATCTTTCGCCATACCAGCGCGGCCTTTTCTTTTGGCAGCGTGTCGATCTCGTCAACAATTGAATCCGCCACCTCGTAGGCAACAATTCTTTCAGGGCGGTCATAGGATCGAAAGATGATAAACCCAAAGCCAATAATGGTTATCGTGTATTCCGATTTGTTAACCGTGAACGCCAACCCCAACGCCGTTAAATCCTCTTCTACCCCTGGCATTGCCCTAAGCCTTAATAAGTCATAGGTAGGCATGTAATAAGCGCCGTTTGCACCCGGGGTGGACATCAACTGCTTAATAATCCGCATGGTCCCGGCGCGTGACTTGCCAGAACCTAACCCACCCACAATGCCCGGCCTTGCTTCTTCAGCCATAACAAAATCGAGCTGAGGCTCAGTTAATTCAATCTGCATTCTTTTCTTTTGGCTTTACCACAACAAACTCAATCGCCTTGGGGGCGGTCACCTCAACCTCTTGCCTCTCACTAAATGCCTGAATGTTCACATGCTTGCCAACCAACTCTATCGCCTTGCCAGCTCCCGCAGCATTAAACTTGGCGAAACCCATATCATTACCGTCTTTGTCCTTTACCCTCTCCGCTTCCATGCACTTGTTGTACAGATCAACCGAGGCATTAAGTACCCATTCGGCGGTTATTCCCGTTTTCTTGGAGCGCTGCTCTTTTAGTTCTCCGATACGCTTTTGAATATCAATTTTTGTCAATAACTTCGAAGCTATGCGATTAGCTGTCTTCTCGCTATATCCTGCGCGTATGGCCGCTTGTGTAGCGTTCAAATCAATTAGGTACTCTTCACAGAATGCCTGTTGTTTTGCGGGCAGCGCCTTACCTGTCACCCTTGCCACCTTTATGCTCGATGTCAAAATCAGTAAAGGTTACAACTGCCTTTGGTGGTTCGTTTGGTGTGTAGGTAACATTGATCGACTCAACCCCTGCTAAAGGCACTCCATTAACCAATAGCTTTGTCTTGGCTGGGCCTCTGCTGCCCACCAACTTCACTCTTGAAGGTGGCAGCTCAAAGCATTGCTTACCTTCAATAAATACCTCTTTGTCTTTGCTCATTCAAACCTCACTTAATGAGATAAATTCTGTGTATTGTTTAACGCAATAAAGCGGCCTGTGCTGGGGCCGCTTTATTTGTTTATCTACTCATACTGGCAACGTGCCATGCAGACGAATACCTACAACTCGCGCATGGTTAGTTGGCAGCACAGTAGAGCCAAATTGGATTGATACACCTGGGGGCGCGTTGGGCATATTCTGGGATATGCCAATAAGGGTTGCCGGAGGTGCATCAATTACGTTTTCCATCTCCTGCCGCAATGCAGGCAATGGACTATATTGAATAACATCTTCATGCTTTAGCTGGTGATCCTCTATGACCTCAACGCCAGAGCATACTGATAGTGCCAGGACCAATGAAGCAGCGAGACCACCCATTAACAGTACCCGCATTAAAATCGCGCCTTAAACCATTTGCCTAGCCGCTTCACTACAGAGTCTTTCACGGCCTGCTCGATACTTTTACCAACCTGTGTGATCTTGCCCAAAGGGTCGTTGATAATGTCGATGGGCTTACCGTCAATTTTTCGCGATTCAGTATCAGCCGGTTTATCTTTCGACTTCCAGAATTTCAGCGCAGACTTCTCTATGTAGCCGTAAACGAATGACCAGAGTGTCCCGGGTTTGGGTGTCGGTGTTATGGACGTAAACAGGGAGGCAATGGGGACCAATAGAAAGGATATTAGTAGCGCCAATTGATACCCAGGCAAATCACCCTTGGCAGCCCATATCATGGCAGCCAGCTCAAACAAATTAATCCCGCTCTGCTCTACCCCAGATGAAAACCACCCGGCATGAACCGGAGGTGAGACACACGCAAACAGCAACGCAGTTGCCATGAATGTTAGAGCCCAGACAATACGCCCGGGCATCTCTTTAAATAATATGTCTTTCATCATTCCACCTCTGACAGTTTTTTGAATATATCGCGTAATACATCTGGGTCGCGATGGGGATAAAACGTAGTGTATTTTTGGACGCCGTTAATGGTTTCTCGTATCCAGATGGCCTGCTCATTCATAGGGCGCAAATCTAAATGCAACATAGGCCATTCGATGCCCTTGTATTCAGTATCAAGATAGATGCCTATGCCGCCAAAGCTTGTTCGTAATGCAGTCAAGAAGGCTTCCGCTATATGGCAATCTGGAAACACATCACCCGCATTAGCTAAACGATCCACGGCAGAGTGGCGGCTGGTGTAGCTTCCGGTTAGGCGTGCAAAGGCGTCAGGGTGTGGGCTTGGAAATACGGAGTGCCCCAGCTTTTCACGGAACGATTGAAGCTCAAGAATAAAGGCGCCATCGAGAAGAGTAAGATCTGTGTGTGAAAATTCCGACCTGCTGAAATTGGGAATGGTTTTCTTATCCCACAACAACTGACTGGCTGGGAGATCATTCATTGTTGCCGCCCCTCTTCTTTAGATAAAGCGCGATCAAATCAATAACGCGAACATTGAGAAATCCTGCGGCCCCTGCACCTGCCCCTGCTATCTCAACGCTGTACCCCATACCAACTAGGGCAAGGGCGGAGATATAACCGGCAAAGAAAGCCAAGGCCAGGTGAAGTGCAAAACTCCGCAATGACCAGATTCGCTTGCCGATCTGCATGGCATAAAAATAATCAAGGATGCCGCCTAATATCGAAATGAGACCCACAGGTAAGATGCTGGCAAAGTTACTAATTACATTTGATTCACCATTAGGCATTCGGGCGGGTCCGATTAACTGAATAGAAAGTGATGTTATAAGAATGATTCTGCTGGCGCGTCAAGAGGGTTTGATTGTTTCGGACACAAAAAAGCCCCAGCGTTTAACGGCCAGGGCTTTCGTTGTTTGTTAAGACTTTGCGAGTACCTAACAGGGTTAATATAAAGCGAAACCTTTCATTATTCTATCACCCAGATATTAATCTCTAATCGATTGGCATCAAGCACTGCCCTTAGCTGGTCCCGGTAACGCTTATCGCTGGGTTTCTTATAGATCAATGTGATACCAGGGGCCTTACCTGTCATGAGTGCGTAGTGCAGGCTTTGGCCAATGGCCTCTTTCCAGTTATGGGCCCACTCTATCTCTATGGCATGAGTATCGGTTAGGCAATCCACCCGAGTAAGGTCTTTAAGCTCCACCTCTTTCTTACCTGGGCACCACTGGGCTTGATGATCGGCTTCAGTCTTGGCATTGGCCGTAAGGGTCACCAGCATGGCAAGTGTCGCTATGGCTATTCTGATGCTCGTACCCTCCTTCTCAGTACAAAATACAGTCAATTTGGCATGCCAAATTATTCACTATTTACCTTAGGTTTAATAATGGATTGGTACTTAGCCATGGTCAAACCCAGGGCGTGTATTAATAAGGGCAGAGGATCAATTTCACTGACAGCCGTTATCAGCTCTATCAGGTCATTACCGGCTAATACCAGGGCTCCAACAGCAGGTATGGCAGTTCTCAAGGATAAAACGGGCATAATCATCACTCCAATAGGGTCGGTTTGTATTGAGGTGATATACCGTCACCGCTCAATACATCGAGCCTATTGGCTGGGGTTTGGTTTTTCGTCCGAAAATTCCCAGCTCACTTATATACCCACTCCCCTCCTTTCCCCTAAGTGCCTGGTGTGGTCAATGGCATCCAGTGGGTGACCGTATCAAAGTTAAAATGCTTGTATTTGGCATCATACATATACACACAATGCTTGATGTACTTCTCTGACTCGTTATAAGTCCAATACTGGCCGCTAGTCTCCGGCAAAGCATCCTTAACACTGGTCCACTTAGGGCCAACGTCATCCACACAATCGCCTATTAACCTGGCCACATCGTGCACTGTGTCGATGCAATCTATGTTTATATTCGCCTCAAGCACCCAAGCGTTAATTTCTGTCTCACCCATATTCCCTTAAGTCCCTTTTGCCTGGTGAATCAATAGAAGGCACTCACAGATAGCCCTTAATGGGTTCACGCTTCGCCCCTGGAAGTTGGTGGCCTTTCTTATGGCGTAGGCATTCCATTCATTCTCAGCATACGTGAACGGCGTTACCTGAATTCTATTCTCAACCATAAGAGGGCCAGTTAATGCCCAGTCTGTTAAGTATTGCTTTTGTTCGTGCTCGTCAATCTCAGGGCATTCCCGAGCACAATCACATACTGCACACTCACCCTTCCGGTTAAGTATCCCAGAGCCTATGGTGTCGTTCATATCCCGGTTAAGCTGTTCGTCTGTTAACTGGCTAATATCCATTATTCACTTACTCCGTTTTGCTGGGCTTTCTTTCTGTTATAGATGGCAACATCTTCGAGAATAATTGAATCGCCCTTGCTGGCCGATACAGCACAAGCCATGGCGCCCATAAAATAACCTTTGGCGTGACTGGCTTTAGGCGTTAAGCAGCTAAGTAAACAAAGCAAGTGCCAGCCAATCATGTTTAATCGTGCCTTGAAGCCCTGGGGCACCCGTATTGTTTTAGTAGCCATCTTTCCCCTACCTTAATTAATTGTTATTTCAGTGACCGAAAAATCACCTGGGTACTGCTTGTATGGTGCTGCATGCTCACTGCAATATTGAATTGACCTATGGGACAAATCATTCTTTTCTACGGTGTGCGTGGCTGCTTTATCGCACCCGCCACCATTATCAGTACTGTCACACCTCATGCTTATTGATTCCCCTATGCCGCTTGAAGCGCGTCTTTGAATGAATTTGGGTGCATTCTCATTACGTGGTCATACCCATCTTTGATAAAAAACACACTGGCCACTTCCTCATGAGTTGGAGCAACCACAGTAGCTTTGTAATCCTCACCCATGGCGTTATAGGTAAACTCTTGGCCTATCACTGGGGCTACGTTGTAGTAATTCTTAACATATTTGTACTGGGTATCTGGTGGCGTTTTACGCAAGGTAATCTTTGCGATTTCGTCAAACTTTGACTCTGATACCTGCCAAGCATCATTAATTTCGTCTATCGCCTTTTCTCGGGCGGCTTCCTTACTTCTCGCAGGGTAAACCATGGTGTAAACCTCACCATGCCAGTCCACCACCACATCAAAATATTTAACGTCCATATTAATTCCCTGTAGTTAATTTATGCGGCGTTAACGCTGCTGTTTAGGTTCATGCCATTGCTCTCAAACACTGCCTGGGCAAAGCCTCTTGGTGTAGCTGATCGAATGTTTTTGGTCTTCAAACTCTTGCCGCCTAGGCTCTTGTATTGAGCTGAAAAGCCGGGCACCAAATCCACTTTTTTAAACTCTGGCATTACAAAATCACCACCCGTCCAAAGGCATGTTTTCTTTGGGTAGGCATCCCGGGCTGCAATGTAATCCGGGTATGTTGGGTGCTTGTCATTCTCTGGCAAATAACCGCCATAGTCGGACGGGTTAAAGGTGTGGTTAGGTTTGCCGCAATACGATGAAAACGTGCTTACCGGATTCTCAATGAAGTAAGGGGCTCCGCTCCACTCGCCAAATTCTTTACTGGTGGCAAACAGGTCAAGGGATAAACTCAATGCCCGCGGGCCTTTGTTCAGGAAGTGCCTGGCGCCGCTTACCGCCACGTTAGTGCATTCAGGGAAGGCACCCACAAAGGCGATGCGGCCAACAATCTCGGCGGGTGGCAACCAGCCATGGCGCAAGTCTGCACCCACTTTAAAGAGCCCGGGGCGCTTCTTATCTTCGGTGATGCCCATGGGGTGCTGTAGGTCTACGATGTAGCAGGTATAGCCCGCTTCCAGCCATGGGCCTGCCATGATGCCGGTTAGATCAAATAGGAAAACTGCTACATCTTTATTCATTCTTTATTCCTTATCAGTTTCATCGTTAGGTAATGCGTACAAGTTTTGTAGCGTTTTTCTTAATCCGGTGTAATCCATATCAACGTATTCATATGGCTGCCCATCGTCTGTGTGGCGTAGCAAAGCACATAACAGCTCTTCGCTACCGCCACGCTTGGCAATTCTAGTGGCCAGAGTCCTACGGCCTGAGTGGGTGGTAAAACCCTTAATACCGGCTTCACGGC